CAGCGCCACAGAGCTTGTCGATCAGCGCTTCGTGCTCAGGTACGAAACACTGTATGTAGTGTGCAGTGATGTATTTGTCACTATATACATTATGCGACACCGAGCAGTCGGAACGAGGTTGGATCATCTCCATCTCCTTGATTACTATGAAACGTCAGGCCTCTTCCAGGGCCTGTCCAAATTCCCAACCTGTACCGGCCAGGAAACACTACGGGTAGTGTTCTTCGCGGGCTTCGCTTGAGCGAATTTCTTGGCCCTCATGTACTTCAAGCCCCTGCGTGCGTGTTGCATCGCATCACGGGCGATCAGGACGCGCAGAACGGGGTCGCGCTGGTCTTCATAGGCCAGATGGTTCAGCGCCTTGTTCAGTTCGCTGATCAGCACTGCGGCCTTCTTTAGCTCCTCCAGGCTGGTTAGTCGGATGTCCAGCCTGCAGTTCATCGGTTGGCCTAGGTTGGCCAGGTATTGGCCCAGCTTGCCGATGTCCTCGGGGTAAGTCTGAGACCAGTTGAAATCCGGGTCACTCATCAACGCCTCCTTTGCTGCCCAGCTTGCCAGTTTTTGACAGTTCCGTTGCAGCCTGGTGATCAGCGGCGGCTTCGACCAGACGGGCGCGCTCGGTAACCACGCTGCTGGCATGGTTCTTGCCCCGCCTACACCAAAGGATTAAACCGGCCTGGCCGATCACAGCAACGGCCACGCCGATGGCCAGGATCAGAGTGCTGGCTTCCATCACTTGATCCTCTTGAGCAGGTTGCTGACCTGCGTCGGGCCCCAGTTGGAGCCGCCGCGAGGCGTCGCCACGCCACGGGCCTCGAGGGCCTGGCCGATTTCGCGCAGGGTGTTCGCGCCGGACTTGCGGATGATCTCGCGCACCATGGGCCCGACGCGCTCTGCGTAGGCGTCGGCCTTCTCCTGCAGCCGCTTGATGCCGGCGGCGCTGCCGATCTCGGGCGTGGGCGAACCCAGCTTCACGCCCTTCTTCTTGAGCTCGCCCAGGGCCGCCTTGGTGCGCTCGCCGATCTTGCGGGCCTCCCACTCGGCGAAGACCATGCGCATCTGCAGCATCTCGCGGCTGGCCTCGGGGAAGTCAGCGCAGACGAAGCGCACGCGGGTGTCGTTGAGCAGCATCGCGCCGAATGCCAGGTCGCGGGTCAGGCGGTCGAGGGTGGCCACCACCAGGGTGGCCTTCTCCCGCTTGCACAGCTTGATGGCGTCGGCCAGGGCCGGGCGGTCATTCATGCGGCCCGACTCGACCTCGGTGAACTCCCCGATCAGCGACCAGTTGCCCCCATTGAGGTAGGCCAGGATGCGCTCACGCTGGGCGTCCAGGCCCAGGCCCGAGCGGCCCTGGCGGTCGGTCGAGACCCGGAAGTAAGCGACGAACTTGCCGTTGTGCGGTGCCATTGCGTCGCTCCCTCAAGCGTACTTGTTGCGGAGCAGGTACTGCACCAGTTCGTACTGGCTGGCCGCTTCGCGGTACTTGCCGCCAACGGGCCAGACGTAGAACCGGCCGGAGGCCAGTTCGCCGACCATCATTTCGGCGGCTGCTTCGCGCTTCTCGAGGCGTGCCTCTGCGCGTGCGCCGGCCGCAAGGCGGCGGGCTTCGCGGGCATCAAGCTGTTGGTCGGTATTCATGTCGCAACTCCTTGGGGCGTCATCTGCCCGTTGAACATGGACGCAGTATCGGACGGGTGTATATCGCCTGTCAACTCCCCAAACGGCACGCAGACCTAGGACATACCCTAAGAACACCGCAAAAAGCAGGGTTCGGGCGTTGCGTCGATTGCACAGCGCAATACACTATTGGTCTATGAACAGCCCAACCCGACCCTTCCTCATCCGGCTGCGCCAGGACACTCGAGAGCTTCTGGACAAGGCTGCAGAAGACCAGCGCCGCAGCCGCGCCAGCATCGTGGACGAACTGGTGCGCGAGGCCCTGCAGCCGCGCTACGGCAGCCTCGAGCCCCGCCTGCAGCGCTTCCTGATGGGGAGCAAGGCGTGACGTACTTCGAAGCGGTCAAGGTGCTGGCGCTGGCCAAGGACGGCAAGCCGGTGCCCAGCGAGGTCATCGCTGAGGCCCTCTTCCTGAGCGGCGACGGCCCCTGCCCTGACTCTGTGCCCGACCCGGACATCGAGGAGTTCGTGCAGGCGCTGCGCGAGGAAGGGCTCATCTGATGGCTGTGGCCGTGCATTTCACCGTGGACGGCGAGCCGGTCGGCAAGGGCCGCCCCCGCTTTGCCAGGCGTGGTGCCTACATCACCACCTACACCGACGCCAAGACGGTGACCTACGAGAGCCGCGTGCGCCTGGCGTGCATGAAGGCCATGGGGGAGATCAAGCCGCTGACCTCGCCCATTCACTTGCGCATCGAGGCCTGGATGCCGGTGCCGGCCAGCTGGCCCAAGGGCAAGCGCTTGAAGGCGCTCGAGGGCCTGGTGGTGCCGGGCAAGCCCGACCTGGACAACATCGCCAAGGCGGTGATGGACGGTTGCCAGGGCGCTCTGTTCATGGATGACAAGCAGGTCTGCCAGCTGCGCGTGGCCAAGCGCTACTCGACGCAGCCCCTGGTGGAGGTCTACGCATTCGAGGTGCTGCCATGAGAACTCACTACGAGCAGGTCATCGAGGAGGACGGCGAGGTGCTCGAGCGCCGCGACGTGACCGATGAGATCAACCGGCTGCGCCAGCGCGTGGCCAATCTGCAGGAGTTGCTGGCCTTCGTGCGCTCGGTCGCCGCCGACCTGGATCGCAAGCTGATGGAGAGAAGGCCATGAGTTGCAGCGGAGTCTGCCGCCGCGGCCGCCTGCCCTGCCCTACGCCTGGCGAATGCCGCGACACGGGGCCCAGCGAGGTGCTGCTGATCGTGGCGCTGTCCTGCGTGTTCTGCATGACCGTCCTGGGCCTGCTGATGTCGCTGCTATGACCTGGAAGCTGCCCGAATACACCTGGGGCCAGGAGCGCGAGCTCTGCAGGCGCTGCAAGCACTACCGCGAGCGCATCAGCGACGTGCGGCACGCCCAGCCGAGCGTGGTGATGGTCTGCAACCTCAACACCAAGCGAACGGGCGGCAAGGACAGAGGCACCTGCATCGATTCCAGGTACGACGGCCCCTGCAGCCGGGAGGGCAAGCGCTTTGAGCCGGCCTGATCTCAGGTGCCGAGGCTGTGGCCAGGTGCATCCCGATGCCAAGGAGGTGACGCTGCCCGACGGCCGCACCGTCGGCAACTACAGCGAGGAGCACCGGCTATACCACGAAGCCCGCTGGGTCATCACCACCCTGCCGGACAAGCACCGGGACAAAAACCGAATGACCAAGTTTAAGTACCTGCAGGCCATCGAGCTCAGGCGCGGACGCAAAGCCCGCGAGCAGCTGCGCGAGGAGATGCTGCGGGTTCACTACCACCTTAAGCGCCAGGCCAAGACATGAGCGCCATGCCCGACAACGTCGTCCCGTTCCAGCTGCCCAAGAAACCGCGCATCCTGCAGAAGGATCCCGAGCCATGGAAGAAAGACTTTGCGGTGGTGCCATGGCGCGCCATCAAGGACGACAAGCTGCACGGCAGCACGCTGCGCACCCTGATCGCGTTGTGCGCCTACTGCAACCGCGCCGGCATCACCTGGGTGGGACGCAAGCGCCTGGCCGATGACCTCGAGGTCAGCCACCAGGCTGTCAGCAAGCAGATCGCCATCCTGCAGGCGCAGGGCTACGTCGAGGTGCTCAGGAAGGGATTCCGGGGCGAGCGCACAAACACCCTGCGGGTGATCTACGACCCAAGCATCTCAGCAGAGGACGCCATGGCCAACACCTCAAGCATCGAAGACACCAGGCCGCCAGCCATCAAGCATGAGCAGGAGCGGCAAGCAGATCCCGAAGGCCAGCGACGCATCGCCCAGCTGCTGGCCACCGCACTCAAGGGCTCCCACCAAGAAAGGCAACAGGCAATGGCCAGAACCAACCCTCAAGGCGACACCATCACGGTACGCAAGATGAAGCAGGAGATCGCAGAGCACCAGGCCAAGAGGCGCAAAAGGGCTGCGGATAACAGTCCAAAGGAGAGCTCACATACGCAACCCTCAGAGGTTGCGCATGAGCAAGCCCTCCATTTGCAACCTGATACGCAACCTCCAGAGGTTGCAAGGAAGCTGAAAGAAGATAGGTTAATAGAAGGTTTATATAAACAATACTTTGTGCAACTTCAAAAAGAAAAAATCAGTTTTGAAGAAACGCAAAACGCTTGTGAACAACTTTCAAAAGCTTACGAAGCTGAAGGCCTCGAGCTCCCGCAGGACGGCGAGCGGCTGCTGCTCGAGGTGATCCACCTGGTCAACGCCGGCAGGGGGATCGCATGATCTGCCGATACCCCAGGAAGGCCGCTAGAAGCCCGCAGGAGGCGCGAACGCGGGGCGGGTGGCACATGGGTAGCCAAGCGGCCGCGCAAGCGCCTGCAGCCCGTTCTACCTTGTTTGTCCACAACCCAATCGTTCGTCTGGCTTTTGCACCGTGCGGCAGCAGGGGGGTGCAGCGACGTGTCCCGCCAGGCCCTAACGCGCACGACGACGCGCCCGTGCGGCCGATCACGCGACACCCGCCCGTCGTCGCGGGCGAAACGCGACCCTTTCCCCCTCCCCCCTACCGCTAGCGCTGTGGGGACTTCCCTCAATTTTTTCCCGGAAAATGCCTGAGAAAAGGAGAACCTGATGGCATACGAATACAGACCTGGTGGCGGCTCGCTGTTCAAAAACAAGGAGAAGCGGCCGGACAAGAAGGACGCTGACATGAAGGGCAAGGTGATGCTGCCTGACGGCACGCTGTGCTTCTTCGACGCCTGGTCGAACACGAGTGCAGCGGGCGAGAAGTATCTGTCGGTGAGGATTGGCAACCCGTGCCAGCAGCAACCTAGCGCGCATTCGGTGGCTAAGGGCAATGGGTTCCAGCCGCAGCCGGTTGATGACGACGTGCCCTGGTGATGGCTAAGTCTCGAGTCTCAGAGCAGGTGCCCAGCCTCAAGAACTGGGGTGGCATCCGCTCGGTGCAAAGGCGGCTCGAGCGCTCGACGACGATTGTCGAGAACCGGGAGGCTGTGGCCTACACGCTGCTGTGCATGGCCAATACCAAGCTGACGGACATCCTCAGCTGGGATGAGCACGGCAACGTGAAGGTCAAGCCTTCCTCGCAGATTCCTGAGCCGGCGCTGCAGGCCATCAAGTCGATCAAGGTCAATGAGCGTGCGGACAAGGACGGCAACGTCACGCGCACGCTGGACATTGAGCTCTACGACAAGGTGGGCGTGTTGCGGCTGCTGGCCAAGGCCTCTGGGCTCTTGGACAACCCGGACGACGGCGCTGACAAGCCGAGTGTGATTGACGTGAATGTGGTGGCCCCGCCATCAGGAGGTGAACCGTGAAGATCTTTGACCGTTTGCTGTGTCTGCTTCGGCTGCACTTGAGGAGCTCCCGGCCGCGAGGCCAGAAGCTGCAGATCTACTGCAAGCGCTGCGGAAGGTTCCTCTGATGGCTAGGACGAAGGAGCAATCCGAGAAGGCGGTGGCGGCCACAGGGCTTAATCTGGACTTCTCCACCAGCCCGGTGATCTACGACTTCATCCGCTCCAACGCCTTTGTGCAGGGGATCATGGGGCCGGTGGGGTCGGGCAAAAGCTACGGCTGCGCCTCCAAGATCTTCATCAAGGCGGTGCAGCAGAAGCCATCGCCCATCGACAACATCCGGTACTCGCGCTGGGCGGTGGTGCGCAACAGCTACCCGATGCTCAAGACCACCACCATCAAGACCTGGCTGGATCTGTTTCCTGAGTCCACGTTCGGCCCGATGCTGTGGACGCCACCCATCACTCACCACATCCGGCTGCCGGCGCGGGACGGGGCGGCCGGCATCGACTGCGAGGTCATCTTCCTGGCGCTCGACCAGCCCAAGGACGTGAGAAAGCTGCTTTCGCTCGAGCTCACCGGGGCCTGGGTCAACGAGGCCCGCGAGCTCCCCAAGGCTGTGATCGACGGCCTCACCCACCGGGTCGGCCGCTACCCGACCAAGCGCGATGGCGGTGCCACCTGGCACGGGATCTGGATGGATACCAACCCAATGGACGACGACCATTGGTGGCACAACATGGCCGAGAAGGAGAAGATGTCCGGCCCCTATGCCTGGAAGTTCTGGAAGCAGCCAGGCGGCGTGGTGGAGGTTGACCCCGGCGAACTGCCCGACAACCCCGAGGCCAACGACCACGTCTTCAGCGCCGGCAAGTGGTGGAAGCTCAACCCCAAGGCCGAGAACACCAGCAACCTCCCGGCCGGCTACTACCAGCAGATGCTGCTGGGCAAGAACACCG